TGCACTTTTAGTTAATTGTAGTTGTCCTTCTAATGAAGTATTGCCTGATACTCTTACTGTACCTAAGAAACCTGCTGCTCCACTTACTGTTGCTGTGCTTAGAAGATTAACAGCACCACCTACTGATACTGCTCCTCCAATAGACATTGCTCCTGCTACAGTTGCATGTCCACCAATATTTAAATCACCACTAACAGAAACATTACCTGCTACATCTAATGTACTACCAAGAGATACAGCACCTGCTATAGTTACATGACCACCTACATTAATATCTCCTGATACAGATACATCACCTTCAAACTCTGCTTTACCAGTTATATTAGAAGTTCCACCTATAGATACATTACCATTTACATCTAATGTACTACCAAGAGATACAGCACCAGTTATAGTTGTTGTTCCTCCTATAGCAACATTACCACTTACAGAAACATCATCTTCAAATTCTGCTTTACCTGTAATGTTAGATGTACCACCTATAGATACATTACCTGCTATTGTTGCTGTACCACCTATAAAAGCATTACCAGATACACATACATCATTATCAAATTCTACTTTATCACCAAATGTTTTATTAGTAAATGTTTGTGTTGCTGCTAATCCTGCTAATGTATCTGCTGATGCAGGTAATACTAAACTTATATTACCAGAAAAATCAGCATGTGCAGGTGCTTTTACTTCAGCATAATGTGCATTACCTGACTCACAATATAATCGTATTACAGACCTTGAACCACCATTCTTAACATCTACTATACCACCACCAAGACTTACTGTACCTCCAACAATAGCATTACCAGAAACAGACACATCATCTTCAAACTCTGCTTTACCTGTTGCTAAAAATGTACCTCCAACTGAAGTATTACCATTTACATCTAGTGTGCTACCTAATGATACTGCTCCAGCTATTGTAGTATGACCACCTATATTTAAGTCTCCAGATACAGATACATTACCTGCTACATCTAGTGTACTGCCTAAAGATACAGCTCCTGCAATAGTAGCATGACCTCCAATATTCATATCACCAGATACTGAAACATCTCCTTTAATAGTAACTGTAGAATTAAAATTTGCAGCACCATTTACACTAAGTGTGCTTTGTAAATGTGCAGCACCTACAACTGTAGTAGTGCCACTTACATATAAATTACCACCTATAGTGGCATTTGAAACTGATATATTACCTTGAACAACAGCAGTAATATTACTTAAATTAGAACCATCTCCAAAGAATGCTGAAGCACATACTTTAGAACTTACGTGCACATCTCCTTTAACTGTAACATTACCACCTAGTGATACATTACCTCCTACATCAAGTGTGCCACCAATACTTGCATTACCTGCAATAGTAGTTGTACCACCTATATTAACATTACCAGAAACAGATACACTATCTTTAAATGTTCCTGCTCCTGCTACTGTTACAGTTGAATTAAATCCTGCTGCTCCATTTACACTTAATGTACTTTGTAAATGTGTAGCACCTTGTATTGTTGCAGTTGAAGATACATTTAATGTACCACCAATTTGTGCATTTGAAACTGATATATTACCTGTAATAGGTATACCTGTAATATTTGTACCATCACCATAAAATGCAGAGGCACAAACTTTAGAGCTAACATGAACATCACCTTTTACAGTTACATTACCTCCAAGACTTACATTACCTCCAACATCTAATGTGCCACCTACAGAGGCATTACCTGAAACTCTAATAGCTCCTAAAAATCCTGCAGTTCCAGATACAGTCGCTGTACTTAACATATTTACAGCACCACCTACAGATAATGTACCACCTATCGTTGCATTACCTACAAGAACTGAATCACCACTAATACAAACATCATCATTAAAATCTACTTTATCACCAAATGTTTTATTAGTTAATGTATCAGTAGTAGAAGTACCAACTAATGTTGCTGCACTTGTTGGAAGTGTAATTGTTATATTACCACTAAAAGAACTATGTGGTGGAGCTTGTAATGCTGCATAATGTGCATTACTATTTTCACAATATAGTTTTATATTAGATTGTGTACCTGTATTTTTAACTACAACTTCACCACCAGATACCATAATATTACCACCAATAGTAGCATTACCACCTATCGTAACATTATTAGTAACTATTAAACTAGATACAGATACATCACCAGTAAATATTAAACCTGTTAAATTAGAACCATCACCATAAAAAGCACTAGCACAAACTTTACTATGTGCTTGAAAGTTACCTGCTACAGAAGCATCTCCTGATACTCCAAACTTTGCACCTACAAAAGTATTACCAGTAACAGAAAGATTACCATTTATTTGAGCAGCACTTGTAGCTAATTGTAAAGCAGTAGCACTACCATCACCATCTTGTATTGTTACTAAAGAACCAGTTATACCTGTATTAGTAGAAACACCTATTTTTAATAGTTGCTTATATGTATTATTTATTAATCTTCCTGTTAGTGTTGTCATATTGTATCCCACTTTCTAGCAATTTCTGTTGAATCATCATTCCAAGTTATTGCTGTTGTATTCCATATTGCATTTCTACCACCATCATCAGGTCTTGGGTCTTTAATAGTAGGGTCATCTCTTACATCTGCAACTCTATTTTGTGGATGATTTTTTAAATCAAAATTAGCATCAAAACATTCAGGGCATCTAAGAGTATTGTAACTGCTTTTCTTCATTACTCTATGTGGATATCTCATTCCACAACTATCACAAATAGCTAGTGCTCTTTTATTTGTTGCCATTAAATATATCTCAATCTAGGTTTTACCATGAGACTTGCTCTATCTTTATTGTCTTCCATAGCTCTCATTAATAATTCTTCATAGTTTTGTTTTAATAATCCTAATCTTTCACCTGGTAATCCTGGTCTTTTTAATCCCATATAATATGCAAGACCTGCAGTAAGACAAGGTAAAAATCTTACTGGAGCATCTGCATTTTGTTGAAATGATTTATCTGCATCTTGAACTTGGCGAATTGCCTCTACACCTAATACACCAGTAGACCTATCTGGTATAGGATAAAGATGTATGGTTGGATTATTAATATCTTTTTTTACAGCATACTGTGTTGGCCTACCTTTTTGGTCTTTATTAGGTATGACATGATACTCTTCAAAAGATATTCTTTCTAATTTAGTTTCAACTGCAGAAGATGTTTCTTTGTATGTAACAAATAAAGCATCATTAACTGAGCTATCTAACGCATACGTTGTGGTGCTCGTGGCAACAGTTACTGCAGTTGTAAAGGTAGACCAAAGTAATACACCTCTATTCTGCCAATCATTTAACATTAAGTTAATAGAACGTCTAGCTGATTGTGGTTCATGACCTAGTGTTTGCTCACCACCAATCATTTCCATTGCTTCTTGAATTACTTCATCTATATCTAAATTAAAATTATATGTTCCTGATTGTGCCATTATATTTTTCTTGATTCCTTTAATTGTTTCTTAGCTGCTTTTGCTAATCTTGATTGCTGTGGTTTACCACCAAACTTTGCTCGTTGTTCTAACACATTTAGTATCTGTATCTTTCTAGCATAAGGTTTTTTAATTCGTTTTACTTTTGCTATAGTTTTTTTAGCATCTGCTACAGTAGCATATTTAATACTTACTGTATCCTTTGGATTCTCATCTGTGTATAATCTACGACCAGAACCTTTAGGCTTTTTTCCTGTTCCTACTTTTGGGTCTTTTCTTTTCTGTTTTCTTGACATATTTTTTTACAATCTCCGATTGCCTCTTATGTAATCTAGAAGCTTTTTGTAATTGTTTTGATACTTTTTTAAGTGTTTTTACCATTTCTTTTTTATCCATCTATATGCTGCATAAGTTCCTAAACCAAGTATAATATAAAGTATTCCATCAAACCAAGATATACTATGTGCTGTATTAATTAACTCAGGTGTTATGTTCATGATTTCTTTTTCTTTTTAAATGTTTTTACATTTGTAGGTTTACCACCTACTCCTTGTGCCTTTGCTCTTTTTCTTTTAACAGCACTTGTTATTTGTGACTTAGTCATTTTTCTGGCTGTTGCTCTTGGTACACATTTAGGATATTTTCTTTTACTACCTTTTGTAGATGCTCTACCACAAGATTGAAACTTACCTTTTTTCTTGGGTGCTCCTATATCTACCCAATCACCTTTAGGTCCTTTGCCAAACCATGCTGTAAGTCCACCTTTAGGTTTAGCCATTACGAACTCCTATATCCACCACCACGTTTTTTATAGGTGCGAACTAACCAAGCATTAGCATATGCACTTGGGTAAACGTCAAACTTTCTTTTAGCTTCAGATTTTACTCTAGCATATAAAGAAGGATTAGTAGGTTTAGCACCACTCTTCTTTTTTGTAGTTTTTCTTTTAACAGCCATTATGGTCTTCTTGCATTTCTACGTGCAGTCATACCAGATAATACTACCTTACCGGCTTTCTTTTTTACTAATCCACCAGCTTTAGCACCATACTTAGTACTCATTCCCATAGTTCCTTTAGCTGCATATTTAGTTTTCATTTTTCCTGGCATCTTTGTTCTCCTTGTATAAATTATTAAATGTTATTTCAGGGTCAGTATAACTATCATGTATCTCTGCTGCATGTATATGCTGACTTGGTCTAAAATCAGGTGCACCTTCACCAGTTATCCATAAAGCAGGACTTGTTACTCTAACTCTATTATTAGGTAAAGCTACTATATTACCTGTCCACTTTCCTGCATCTGTTAATTGTATTACATGATTTTGTTTATGTTGTGCAGGACAATCACTAATATCACTATCAGTAAAATCAACAGTAAACATGTAACGACCTTTATAAAATTCGTTATCTATTTTACAGTACCAAGGACTTGCTGTTAATAAATCAAGTTTAACTACACTATGTGTTCTTGATGAACAATCCCAAGGCTGTGCTAAATGTGTGTCCATTCTTTCTGGTACTTCATCTAATATCTCATCTGCTATTAGTGCTGTAATTGGCATTCTTGCCCACATTGCACCACCATGAATATTAGGTTCATCTTCTATTCCAGTAAACATCACTTGAAAACTTAAACATCTATCTGGTATTGTATTAACTGCAAAAGCAATTCCATGTAACAATTCACCATGATAATCTAAATGATTATGTGTAAACTCTTTTCTAACCCAACATTTAAAATGTGGGATATTACTAATTAAGTATGACAGTTAACATCTCCATCTACGTCTTGCTTGTCTTAATCTTGAATTAGGATTCTTAGCTGCTTTTGGAAACTTTTTCATTTGTCCTGCAGACCTATCACAAAAACTTCTTCTTCTTGCTGCTCTTTTACCTGTTGGTTTCTTTTCTGTAACAGCAGTTTGTAATTTACTTCCAGGATTTTGTCTTCTATATTTTGCTACACCTTTAGCTGTAAGACCGGCTCCTTTCTTAGTGGGTCTCTTATCTCCACTTTTAATAGACATGCCTTTCATGCCTTTGCCTTTTTTCTTAGGCTTTTCTTTTCTATTAATAGCCACTATTAACCTTTTAAGATTTTTACATCTTTAGTATTAGTGGTAAATGATTCACCTTGTGGATACTCTACATCTGATACAGCTTCGATTGGTCCTTTAGTTTGTGGCCCACTTCTTGCTTTACCATAACCTTGTCCAGTTGGTCTACCTACAATATTATTTAAATCATACTTCTTGATGGTTCTACCTTGCCCACCTTCTATAATTGTTTTACCTATAAACTGTCCCATTACTTTCCTCCTTTATCATAAAAAGATTGTATAAATTTATTACCATCAGAAAAATCTTTAGTGCTACCACCATATAGTTGATATGCCATTCCTCCAGGTGTTCCTTTTTTAGCAGCTATTCTTTTTTTTCTTTTAACAGGTTTTCTAATATCTTTTAATGTTGGTTTTCTTCTAAAATCTTTAAATCTTTGACCACCTTTTTTACCTGGTTTTGTAATTTTTTTTATATCATCTTCTATTCCACCACCATCTTGTTTTTTAGCCACTACAAACTTATCACCTTTTTTTTCTAATACTCCTCGTTTAACTAAAACATCTTTCATGGTTGTTTTATCATCTCCAGTTACATCTGGAAAAGAACCACCTGCTTTTCTTTTTTTCATTTTCATTTTATTGCCTCTTGTTACTTGTAAATTTATATTGCTTCTATTAATAGCCATTAGTCTGCATTCTTAATAACTGGTGTTGGTCCACCTAACGGATTAGCAGGACTTTGCATATCATCTCTTCTAGTTCTTCTAGCTTGGTTACGTAAACCATCTATAGAGTTTTTATACTTTGCTTCCATAGCTGGTACTAAAGAAAAGTTTTTCATAAATA